ATTTATATCCCCCTGGTCAATGTTGGAGAAAATTTAGCCTCTCCGGTGAATTTATGAGTTCTATAGATCCACTTATTGAAGGATTTAGAACAGTTGGTGTTAGTGATGATGGTTATTTGGAACAGGTCGATGGGTTCGATAATCCCAAGGGGCATGATGTTATTTTACATTTGGGTAGTCCAAATTTTAGAGAATTTATTGCAAAAAAAATGAATTCGGACAAAGAAGAAATAAGAAAACATTTTAACAATAAAATTATGCTGTTAAAGTGTTTAAAACTATTTAATGATTATTTAAATAGAAAAGTTTTTTAATTATGGAAAATTATAGAGTATATATTCCAACCGCTGGTCAAGGAAGTAGACTTGGTCAAATAACAAATTACTTTAATAAAGCATTGATAAAAGTTGGAGATAAGGCAGTTATTTCTTATATAATTGAACGATTTCCTGTTGATACAGAATTTGTTTTGGCGCTCGGATATAAAAAGGACATAGTAAAACAATATTTAGAAATTGCTCATCCAAATAATAAATTTATTTTTGTTGATGTTGAGAATTATGGGAAAGGATACGGTCCCGGATTTGCTTTAAAGAGATGCAAAGAACATTTACAATGTTCATTTTTATATTGGTCTTGTGATAGTTTGGTTGGAGTTGATCTTGATGAATATTGTAAATTAGGATTTGATTGGGCTGGGTATGACGAAATAGATATTAAAAAATCAAATGAATTTTGTACAATGGAATTAGACGAACATGAATTAGAAATAAAAAAAATATTTGATAAACAACAAGGAACAAATAAAGCATATATTGGAATTTCTTTTATAAGAGATTATGAAGAATTTTGGAATTATATGGACGACAATAATAAACTAATAAATGAAGAGATTCAATTATCGCCAGCATTATTTAAAATGAAAAATTTAGTTCCATTAAGATTTTCATGGTTTGATACCGGTAATTTAGAAGGATTAGAAAAAGCAAGAAAGTTTTACAAAGGGATTGAAATTCTAAATAAATTAGACGAAGAAATTTATATTGTAGATAATAATGTTATAAAATTTTTTCATAACGAAAGTATGGTTACAGGAAGAATTGAAAGATCAAAAAAATTAAAAGGATTGATACCAGATATAATTTCCTATTCTAAAAATTTTTATAAATACAAGTTCCAAGATGGAAATGATTTATTTAGAATCAAAAGAGTAGACGAAGAATTTCCAAGGTTATTGGAATATTCTAAAGAAAAATTATGGCAAGATATAGAATTGAACAATCAAGATAAAATAATTTTTAAAGACTGTTGTAGAAGATTTTACAGAGACAAAACAATAGCAAGAATAGAAAAATTATTTAATGATAAAAATTTTGAAGACAGGTCAATTACAATAAATGAATTAAAAGTTCCATCAATTAGGGAAGTTTTAAATTTGATTAATTGGGATTATATTTGTGATGGCTTGCCTGCATTATGCCACGGAGATTTCTGTTTTCCGAATATTATTTTGACAAAAGATGGAGAGTTTGTATTTTTGGATTTTCGACAAGATTTTGGTGGATTGATTGATTATTTTGACAAATATTATGATTTTGCAAAGATGATGGCATGCTTACATTTTCCGTTGAAAAGTATAAGAGAAAACAAATTTTATACAAAAAACAACGATATAAAAAATATAAAAACATTTATTGAAATACCAATTGATATTGCAAAATGTAAGGATTATTTTGAAGAGTGGTTAGATTATGAGCATTATGATGTAAATAAAGTTAGAATATTAACAGGTATTGTTTTGATCAATATGAGTCCACTACACCCCGAACCATTGGGTGAATGGTTGTATTATTATGGAAAATGGTATTTGTACAAATCATTAAGAGAAAAATATATTTAGGAGATAAAAATGAGATATATTGTAACAGGTCGGAGCTGGCTTTATTGGTAGTCATATTGTTGATAGACTATTAAAAGAAGGACATCAAGTAATTGTTATTGATGATTTATCAAGTGGATTTAAAGAATTTTTGCAGTTAGATAATCATAATTTAATTTTTATTCAGTGTGACATATCAAACAAAGAAGAATTAAAAAAATGGAATTTATTTTTTAAAGATATTGATGGTATATTTCATTTAGGAGGAATAGCTAGAATTCAAGAAGGAGTTCGCAATCCTCAAAGAACCCACGAAGCAAATGTAACAGGAACCTTTAATATATTAGAAATGATGAGAGAAAACGGAATCAATAAGATAGTTTTTAGTTCATCAAGTTCAACTTATGGATTAAAAAATAAATGCCCATATAGAGAGAACATGCCTGTAGATTGCTTAAATCCATACTCTGTTAGTAAATATATTGCAGAGAATTATATTAGAACTTATGCTAAATTGTATGGAATTAGTGGAATAAATTTGCGATATTTTAATGTATGGGGTTCAAGAGAAGTTTTAAAAGGAGAGTTGGCCCCAGTAGTTGGTCTATTTTTTAGGCAAATTTTATTTGATAAAAGTTATCCAACAATAATTGGTGACGGATTACAAAGAAGGGATTTGACCAATATAGTTGATGTAGTTGATGCAAATATAAAAGCAATGTACAAAAATGATCAAAAATTTGAGGGAGAGGTTTTTAATATTGGAACAGGAAGAAATTATAACATGTTAGAGCTGGCAGACTTAATTTTAGAATCGCTCGGAATAGATAAAAATAAAAAAATATTTATTCAAAAAAGACCAGCGGAATTGAGAGAAACTTTGGCAGATAATTCTAAAGCGTTGAAAATTTTAAATTGGAAACCTACAATAATTTTAGAAGATGAAATTAACAATCATAGAGATTACTATTTGAAAAAATGGGATATTAAATGAAAATTTTTGCAAATATAACAGCATATAACGAGGAACATTTTTTAGATTATGTTTTAGAATCAATACACGATTATGTTGATGAAATATGCATAATTGATGTTGGAATGGACAATATTGTTCAAAGAGGAGCGCCATTGCATTCTATTGACGGAAGTGTTGAGGTTATAAAAAAATGGCAACAAAAAGAAAAAAAAATACATTTAATTCAACCAAAAAATCCCCCAAAAAATTTTGTAGAATTAGGAAATTATGGGCTAAATTTAGCGAAAGAAATGAAAATGGATTGGTTCTTTTCTGTAGGAACAGATGAGATTTGGCCAAAGAATTGTTTAACTCCTATGAGAAATATCTTGACAAACTGTGAAAAAAATGGTATAATGGGAATTAATGTGTCAATGTATGGTTTTGCACCTGATTTTTGGCATTGGAGAGAATTCTACAACCCTAGAATTGGTAGAATAACAGAAGATTGTACAATGCCATTTCACAGTTGTGATATATTATATTGGCCCAAATTAAATGCATGGCAAAGTATAGAATTGGATAAAGTACCTGAACATGTAAGAAAAATAAATTATGATTATCCAAAATTTTTAAAGGTGTTTCATTATAATACAGTAGGCGCGGAGAGAATAAAATTTAAATATAATTTTTATAAAACTTATTGTGATAATGCAGGCGCAGAAGCATATGAGCAATATATGAATAAAAATTGGAATTATTTTAAGGATGTTATGAAGTGTATAGAATTTACAGGAAAACACCCAGATATTATGTTAAAACATCCTCTATTTAACGAGAAAATGTATTAATGAAAATTGTAGAAAATTGTAATTATATATTTACAAAATTTGTTTTTTAATATTATTTATAAATATTATGTCAAGAGATTTGAAAAATAAAAGATTTGGAAAATTAGTAGCAAAAAGTAGGATTAGGGAAAATAATCGTACTTATTGGATTTGTTGGTGTGATTGTGGAGTTGAAAAAAAAATTGAAGAAGAATCTTTAATAAGAAATATTTCTAAATCTTGTGGATGTTTTAGAAAAGAAAAAATGTCATTAAATTTGAAAGGAAGAAAAATAGGAAAATTAAAAGTATTAGAATTGTCAACAAGAAGAGGAAAATCAAGAGATAACTATTGGATTTGTTTGTGTGATTGCGGAAAAGTAAAAGAAGTAACTGCTACATATTTGTCGCAAGGAAGAATACGATCTTGCGGGTGCTCAACCAAGGAACTGTCAAAGCAAACTTGCTTAGAAAAATATGGTGTTGATAATCCATCAAAAAATGAAAAAATAATGAAAAAAATATTAAAATCTCAAGCAAATAAAACAATTCTTTATCATTGGAAAACGGGAGAGGAAATTGTTTGTGTTGCAAGTTATGAACCAAAGGTTGTTTCGTATTGGAACGAAAACAAGATCAACTATGTTTGGCATCCGCAAGGATTCAAAATGCCAAATGATCATATTTATTTCCCAGACGCCTATCTTCCCGATGAAGACAAATATATTGAAATTAAAGGCTATTTCCGCAAAGACGCTAAAGAAAAATGGGATTGGTTTCGCGCCGAACACCCAAACAGTGAATTGTGGAATGAATTAGTTTTAAAACAAATGGGAATTTTATAATGAAAATCGTAGAAAATTGTAGATATACAGGACTCGCAAAAAATAGCGCAGGGTCTGAAAGAGTAGTTGAAGCTTTAACAAAAGCATTTATTGAATTGGGTCATGAAGTTGTTATGCATGTAAATTTAGACTCAACGAATATGCCAGCGCCAATTGTTGATAAAATACCTTCAAATTTTGATATCGTTCATGTACACGGGGGAACACCCGAAGAATATAATAAAATATATCCTTCATGGAAATTACCCTTTGTTTCAACGATACATGGCGGTTGTCAAGATCCTCCTAAATCTTTTTGGCACAATGATTCGAGAATGATTTGTGTTAGTAAGTTTGTGAGTGATTTGAGCGAAAATCCCGCCTTTGTTCATTCTTGTGTAGATCCCGCAGATTTCGCGTACAAAGAAAAAAAAGAAAATTATTTTTTATGGATCGGAGGAACAGATTGGGGAGAGTCAAAAGGATTAGCAACAACTATCCAACTTGCTCAAAAATTGAAATTTAACTTGAAAATAGCTGGTACAGGAAAAAATCAAGAAATTATAAATTATGTAAAATCAATGTGCAATAGTAAAATAGAATATTTAGGTCCAGTAAATGGACTTGAAAAAGCAAATGTTATTGCCAATGCAAAGGGAGTGTTTATTTTGAGCAGAATTAGTGATGCGTGCCCCCTTGTAGTGGCCGAATCGTCTATTTCCGGAACCCCGATAATTTGCTTTAATCATTCTTCATTTCCTGAGATAGTTGTTCATAATAAAACGGGGTTTTTATGCACAAGTGAGCTGGATGTTACAAGAGCAATTGTTAATATTGGAAAAATAAATCCACAAGATTGTAGGGATTTTGCTATGCAAAATTTTCATTATCATGTAGCTGCTCAAAAATATTTGATGTATTTTGAGAATATGATAAAATATGGAAAATGCATTCCATAAGGAGACAAAATGGACAAGATGATTAAAGAAGCACTTGATCAATATAAAGAAAAAATTGATAATACAAAAAAAAATAAATTAGATATTGGGAATTATATTGTCAATAAACCATGGGGAAATGAATGTTGGATTGAACTAAACTCAGTATATGCATACAAGATTATCAATATGAAAAAAGGATTTAAAAGTAGTTTACAATTGCATGTTAAAAAATATGAAACAAATTATATTATAAAAGGAAAAGCAAAGGTTTTACTTGAAAACGAAAACGGAGAAATGGAAGAGAGAATTTATAAAGCAGGAGAAGGGTGGTCAGTCCCGTTGAAAACTAAACATAGAGTTATTGCATTAACAGATTACACTGCTTTAGAAGTTTCAACCCCTCATTTAAATGACGTAAAAAGGTTTGAAGATGAATACGACAGAAAAGACGGAAAAATAGAAAAGGAACATAAAAATAAATGAACATAAAAAAATTAATAAATTTATATAAAAAAGAGTCTATTGAAGCTTTTAATAGTTTACCTGTTCAAAAAATTGCCGAATTTGTTGAAATGATTTTTGAAGCTTATGAAAACGAAAGAACAGTTTTTGCATGTGGGAACGGTGGAAATTGCGCATCGGTTCAAAATTTAGTTGTAGATTTCAACATGCATCCATTCACTAGTGATAACAAGGGCATTCAAAATGTTCAAAGGAATGGATTTAAATGTGTAAATTTATGCAGCGATCAAGCAACTTTAACTGGAATTACAAATGATTTGGGCTTTATTTATGTATTTAGTGAGCAATTAAAATATCAAGGTAGTGATGGCGACATACTAATAGGAACGTCAGGTTCTGGTAATTCAAAAAACGTTTTAGAAGCGTTTAAAACAGCAAAAGAAAAGAAAATGAAAAACATTTTATTTACAAGAAATTTAATTAACAATTGTAATGCTTTTGCTGATTTAGTAATTTCATTGGATATTAAATCAGAGTTTCCTGGTCAAATAGGAAACAATAATGCCAACTTTTATTATGAAGATTTATTGTCAAGCTTAACACACATTGCAGTTGGTCTATTAAAAGAGAAGGTTCAAAATGTACATTAGTCCAAACAAATTAAAAAGCAAAGTTTTGGATATGGTTTATCAAAAGAAATCCGGGCATATTGGAGGGTCATTTTCTATAGCGGAATTGGTGTCCGTGTTATTTTCGGACTATGATATGTGCGGAAAGGACAAGTTAATTTTATCAAAAGGCCACGCTGTTCCAATTATTTATGCAGCATTGCATGAAGTTGGAAAAATTAGTGATAGAGATTTAGCGTCTTTTAGGGAAATAAATTCACCATTACAAGGCCACCCGGACAAAGTAAGACTACCATTGATGGATGCAACAACAGGATCGTTAGGACAAGGTCTAAGTATTGCAATAGGGCACGCTTTAGGAAAACATTTAAGAAAAGAAGACGGAATAGTATTTTGCGTATTGGGCGATGGAGAAATGCAAGAGGGACAAATTTGGGAAGCTCTTATGTATTTTCCAAAATTGAATTTAAAAAATTTGATTTGTATTGTGGATTGGAATAGAGCACAAAGCGAAGGAAAAGTAAAAGATGTGTTGAATATATATGATAATTTACAGGAAAAAATTTGTTCATTTGGTTGGGATTGTAGACTTAAATATGGTCACAACATGAACACAATAAAAAAAGAATTAAAAAATATTACAGACAAACCCTTATGTTTAATTTTAAAAACTATAAAAGGAAATGGTGTGTATTTTATGGAAAATCCTGAATGGCATAGTAAAGTACCATCCAAAGAAGAATATTTAATGGCGCATAAAATATTGGAGAGAAAGATGAAATACGAAGGTTTAATTATGGGTCATGAAGGTTTAATTAGTTATTTAATCAGCACTTATGATTTTAAATCATACCTTGAAATAGGTGTGGCTGAGGGTTATAATTTTGAAAGAATAGAGTGCGATTGTAAGGTAGGTGTTGATCCGAGCAACAGGTATCCTGGTATTAATTATAATTTAAAATCAGATGATTTTTTTAAGATTAATTCGCAATATTTTGATATAGTTTTTATTGATGGAAAACACGAAGAACAGCAAGTTATAAGAGATGTGCAGAATTCTCTCAAATTTCTCAATCCAAATGGAATTATTGTTTGTCACGATATTGATCCATCTATGGATTTGCCATCTGACGATCTTGATTCGTCAAGTGGTTCGTGTTGGAGGGCGTGGTTGGATTTAAGAGCAACAAGAAGCGACTTAGAAATGAGAGTTGTTGAAAAGTTTTGTGGATGTGGAATAATAAGAAAAGGTTCACAAAAACCAATAGACGTGAATGGTTCAACTGTAGAATGGAAAAAATTTCAAGAAAATAAAAGTAAATGGTTAAATTTAATATCGTTGGAAGAATTTTTGCAGATTTATAAATAGGAATATTATATGAAATCAACAAGAGACGCATTTGGACATCAACTAGCCTTAATGGGCGAAAAATATGATAATATTATAGCATTGGATGCGGATTTGGGGAAGGCTACAAAAATTGCAGATTTTAAGAAGACAGATTCGGATAGATTTTTTCAAATGGGCATTGCAGAAGCAAATATGATCGGTGTAGCGTCGGGATTATCAGAATATGGGTATAAAGTTTTTTTAGCTTCATTTGCATCGTTTCTCACCGGGAGGTACGATATCATTCGTTGTAGCATAGCATATCCAAATAGGCCGGTTGTTTTAGTAGGAAGTCATGTTGGAATGGCAATAGGAAAAGATGGTGTCACTCAAATGGGCCTTGAAGATTTGAGCATAATGAGATCTTTACCAAATATGAAAATTTTAAATCCATCTACCTACAACGAAACAATAAAAATTGTAAATTATTTATGCGAAACGAATTTGGATTCTCCGTATTATCTAAGATTGGGTAGACAGCCTGTTGTAGATATATTTGAAGAATTTGATACGCCATTTCAATTTGGTAAAGCCATGATCGTAAAACAAGGAAATGATATAACATTATTTTCAACGGGATGTATAATATCAGATGTTCTTGAGGCGGCAATATTGGTTGAGAAACTTACGGGTTTTACAGTTAGAGTTATTAATTTCCAAACTTTAAAACCAATAGACAAGGCAGTTATAGTAAAATGTGCAAGAGAGACAAAAAAATTATTCACAATTGAGGATCACAGCATTGTAGGTGGCCTGGGCTCTATAGTTTCTGAGGTTTTAACGGAGTATTGTCCAGTCGGATTAATTAGAATAGGTATAGATGATGAATTTCCTGAATCAGGTGCTCCAAGTGATTTATATGATAAATATGGGTTAAGTGTTGAACAATTGGTAAAAAGAATTTTTAAAATAATAGAATAACATGCTCAAAAAAGATTTAGTTTTTGTTTTAGATTTTGACGGTATTTTAACAGATGGCAAAATGTATTACACTAAAGAAGGGAAATATTTAAAATGTTTTGGCCCGGATGACTTTGATTTATTAAAAGAATTGAGTAACTTCATCAAGGTAAATATTATAACAGCCGACAAAAGAGGATTTCCAATTACTCAAAAAAGAATAGTGGAAGAAATGGGTCTAAAACTCGATTTAGTTTCAGGCAAACCACATGAGCGTTGGGAATGGATTAGAGAAAAATATCCAATAGAACATATTATATTTATGGGTGATGGATGGGCTGACTATTATAGTTTAAAACAGGCAAATTTGGGCATAACAGTGGTTGATGCTCTTGATCATGTAAAAAAATCAGCCGATATAATTATTCAACGAAAAGGTGGCGAACGTGCCGTTGCCGAAACAATTCTTTTTTTACTTGACAAATATAAAATTTATGCTATTATCGAGTAATGATAAATAAAAATACCAAGATTTTTTATTCTATTTCGTCTAAACCGGGCAATTTTGGAGCAACTTTTTTTAATTTAGCGTTTGAAAAAATAGGAATTGATGCAATTTATAAACCGTTAAAATTGGATGAATCTTTTTTAAATACAGTAAAATTTAATAGATTTATATCAATCCATAAAGACATGGGAACGTCAGGTATGTCAATAAGCATGCCATTTAAAAGAATAGCGTCTGTTGACGTTAACATTGAAGATTATAACAAAGATATAATTAGAAATATTGGCAATATAAACACATTGGTTTTTAGAGATAAATATTTCCCATACTGTTACAATACAGATCATATTGCTTTTGAGAGAGTGTGTGAAAACTTGTTAAATGATAGTAAAACTGCATATGTTTATGGAACAGGTGCAATTTCAAATTCAATAAGTTACATATTAAATAAAAAAGAAATAGAACATAAAAAAAATAAAAATAATTTTTTTGAAGCGGATTTCCTGATAAATGCAACGCCAATTGGAATGGAAGGGGTTGAAGATAAAGTTTTTACAGAAGAGATAGTAAGTAGATATAAATATATTTTTGATGTTGTTCCAAATAATGAAAGTAATCTTTTAAAAATTGCAAGAAAATTAAATAAAAAATATGTTTGTGGTTCAAGCATGCAGTTTGAAAATTCAATGGAGCAGTTTAAAATTTATACAGATCAAGAAATAGATAGAGATTTTATGTTAAATAAAATGAAGGATAATAATCATGAAATATTTTAGTTTGTTATTTATTTTTCTTTTTTCATGTGGAGGGAAAATATCAATTGAGTGTGAAAATATTTATGTAACATCCGGAATACAAGTTTGTACTGAAGAAGGATTAAAAGTTGATTCAAAAGATATAGATTTGATTGTAAAAATATTAGAAGAAGAAACTCAAAAATATTATTTTTATATGAAGGATTTTTCTAAAATATTTGAAGAAGAAGAGGTTGTTGTTCATTTTATCGATGGCAATCTATCTCTTAATTGTAAAACTGTAAAATCCCCTGGAAATGATTTATATTCATGTGAAGATTGGGTTAGTGGTGTTAATTATGATGGTTGGTCTATTTATGTGGAATATTATTCATGTTTAGGCATTTCACCCCTGGGGCACGAATTATTGCATACTATTGAATATTATTATTTTGGAGATGCACCGCAAGATCATTCAACAGGACATTTTTTTACCCAACATGCATTAGAATGCGGAGATCCTGTTGAAGATACAATTGAATATAGAACAGAAAAAAGATCGGTAGATGAGATAGAAGAATGTGAAGAATATAGAGATTATTATGAAAATTGATAATATTCCTAATTTTTGCGTGGTTAGTAATTTTGGATTATTTATATACGATTCAATTGAAGATAAAATTATTTCATTTTTTAGGGTAGTAAATACAAAAGAAGAATGTTTAGTGCCTCAAGATTTTTTTGGTGTTACTTGGAGCAAGGAATATATTTTTTTATCCAAAAATGATTCTATAATTTGTATTGATAAAAACAATGAAATAAGAATTTTTTTAAATAAAGAATGGAAAGATATACATCAATTATATTATCTAAGAGACAGGTTATTTGTTTGTAATATAGATTTTAATACCATTGAGGTTTTAGGCGTTGAAAATGGGAATTTATATAAAATTTATACTCAAAAAATAGAAAATGTTAATCACATGAATAGTATATATTTTAAGGATAATTATTTTTATTTGTGCGTTCACAATAGAAAGGATCCATCTTATATTTTAAAATGCAATTCAAAATTTGAAATTATTGATAAATATGAAAATATTGGTTTTGAGAATCACAACATAATAATAGAAAAAAATTTTTTATATACATTAAATTCAAAAGAAGGAAAATTAGTAAAAATTAATTTATTAAACAAACAAAAAGAAAGTTTTAATATATCAATAGATGAAAAATCATATGCAAAAGGTATGGCGAAAAATAAAGATTATTTTTTAATTGGGCTAAATCAACAAGAACCAGACAAAGATAAAAGAAAATATAAGTCATGTGTGGTAATATTTGATAATGATGTTAATTTTGTAAAGTCTATAGAAATGCCAGAATTACATCAAACAAAAGTTGTGAAATTTTTAAATGGTGGAATGTGTCATAATGGTATAGATTTTCCAATTGAAATGTGGAAAAAGGGTATAATAAAGCAAGCATATGCGGAAGAAATAACGAAAATATAAAATAATTGTTGACAAATGAAAATAATTGTGTTATAATGAAGATAGTAAAACTTAAAAGAAAAAACAATATAGCTGATATGTATGAAGTTATCTTAACAACAAAAGAGGAAAAAGAAGGTTTTAATTTTGAAAAATTTTTTAAGACATTAGAAGAGATAATAAAAGAAACATTATAAATAGAAAAAATAAAATTAATTTAACAAGGAGAATAAAATGACGAATTTAGAACTTGAAAAAAAAGTAAAAGAATTGGAAACAAAATTGGACGAATCAGTTGGAGTATTGTCAAGAATGGGTCAAAAATTGAATAGGTATGATGAGATTATTTCAAGTTTGAAAGATGAAAATGACAGATTGAAGCCGGTTGTTGATGCTTTGAAACTTGCAAATAATACAAGCATGAAGATTTTGGCAGATTTGACAAAAGTACGCTAATAAAATGAAATTGTCCGTTTTATGCACAGTTTATAATGAGGCGGAATTTTTAGATTATTCTATTAGGTCTTATTTACCTTTTGTTGATAATGTTGTAATTGTAGAACGGAAGTTATCAAGAGATTATTAGACTAGGAAAATCTCCAAGAAGTACAGACGGAACAATAGAAATAATAAAAAAATATGCAGACAATCAAAAAGTTTTTCATATTGAAGCAAACGAGCTATCAGATCCCCAACAGCGAAATATTGGTCTTCAAAAAATAAAAGAATTGGGCAGTGATTTTTTATTGATTATTGACGGAGATGAATGTTATACAAAAGAAAATTTTAAGTTGATCGACAATTGTTGCAAAATAATGGAACAACAAAATAGATATGCAGCATATTTCCAATCTCTAACGTTTTGTAACGATTTTGAGCACTACTGTTTTCAGCAGTTTCCTAGATTGTTTAAAATAACTAATGATTGTTTTTTTGTTAATGACAATTTTATGAATTGGGGAAATATACCATTTGTTAGACCTTACGTATTTGATTATTTATGTGTCAAGTACCATCATTATGCATTTTGTAAAAATGTCGAAAAAAAATTTAATGTAAAAAAACAATGGTGGGAAACTAGATTTGGAGATAATTATAACAATACGGGTAAAAATTTTGATTATGGTTGGTACGTGGACGAAAACGGATCAATAAAAGACAATAATCATAAAATTTATCAATATGAAGGTAGACATCCAAAAGTAATGGAGACACATAGATTATGGGCAGGAAAAAAGGAAGTGGCGGATATAGCAGAGAAAAAATAGAAAAATTAATTTTTGAAAAACATGGAGATAATGTTATTATTGATTTTTCTACATATAAAGGGACAGATAAAACATGTAAATTTTTTGATAAAGATTATGGTGAATTTTGGAACAATCCTTATAATGTTTATAAATGTGGGCAAGGACATAGAGAAAGATTTGTTAATAGTTTAAAAAAAGATTTTATGGACATGCAAAAAAAAATTGATAATGTATTTGACGAATTAATCAAAATTGTTCCTCAATCATATATAAATTCACATAAAAAATGTGAATTTATTGATAGAGAGTATGGAAATTTTTTTGCTTATCCGCACAATGTTTTAAATTTAAAGCAAAGACATCCAAATTTTAGAAAAACTAAAATTGAAGATTATTTAATTTTAGGAAAAGAAAGGAAGAATAGTAGCACTTTAAGAATGTTAATTTTACAAAATAATCTCTTAGAGTATAAGTGTGCAGAATGCGGCCAAGAGCCACAATGGAGAGAAAAAGAATTGGTATTAGATCTTCATCACATAGATGGTAATCGTGGTGATAATAGAATTGAAAATTTATGTTTTTTGTGTCCTAATTGTCATACTCAAACTTTTTCTTTCAAAGGAAGAAATATACATATTAAAGAAAAATTGAATAGTAAAATTTGTATAAAATGCAAAAAAGAAAAAGATATTGATGAATTTATTGAGAAGTGGAGTTGCTGCAAAGAGTGTAGAACAGAGTATAATAAAAATTATAAAAACAACAGAAAAAACAAAAAAGACTTTAGAAAAAAAATATGGAGTTGAAAATGTTTCTCAGATAGAGGATGTAAAAAATAAAAAAAAGGAAATTTGTATTAAAGATTATGGTGTAGAAAATATTTTTCAATCAGAAATTGGCAAGAAAAAAATAAAAGAATTTTGGGAAAATAATTATGGAATATCAAATCCTTCTCAATTACAAAGCATAAAGGAAAAAAAACAGGAAACATGTATAAAAAATTTTGGAGTAAATAATCCATCAAAAAATAGAGATGTGCAGGAAAAAAAGAAACAAACAAGTTTTAAGAATTTTGGTACAGAATATCCGATGCAAAATAAAGAAGTCTATTTGAAATCAAGAAGAAATATGAAAAAAAATACGGGCAAATTAATACATTGGAAAAAGGAGAAAGAAAATGATTAAATATTATTGGAGTAGACATCCTGGAGTGTTTGTTTGTGAAAAAACAGGTGAAGTAGTTGAAGGAGCAATTTTTAATGGTTCGGTATGTGAATGGAATGAAACTTTAATAGAAACAATTATAGATTTAGCAATTGAATCAAAGATAAAAACAAAAAAAATAAATCTTAAATGTCATAATGATGTTTCAACTATTTTACAAACAAGTATCTTTATTGATATTGAAAAGGATAAGTTATTTGTAAGAGGCGGAGATATTAAATTTTTTATTCAAGAATCAAAAAGACAGAAAAGAAATGAAATTTATTTAATGAACGGAACTAAAAAAGTTGGTTCTATTGAAATTTTGGAAATGAGTTTTGATGAATAGAGTAATTTTTACAAACCGGAACATTTGATCTAACTCATATAGGTCATTATAATTTATTGACCTTTTGTAGAGAATTAGCTGGTCAAACCGGACAAGTCGTAATAGGCCTAGATTCTGACAATAAAATTAGACAAGATAAAGGTCCGAATAGGCCGATATTTGAGCACTGGGAAAGAAAAAGAAATTTATTAAATTTAAAAATTGGTAGTGATTTTGTAGTAGATGAAGTAATTGGTTTTGATACAAACGAAGAATTATATGAGTTGATTAAAAATGTAAGTCCAAGTGTTATTGTGAAGGGAATGGACTACGTTGATAAAGTTGTAATTGGGTCAGATATTGCACAAGTTATATACTGCCCTTTAGTCGATGATATGAGCAGCTCAAAGATTATTGAAAGGATAAAAGGAAAAAAAATAAAACAAATATGATAGAAGAAAATAAAAATATTATAAATTTCATAAAGAAATTAAATGAAAAGCAATTAAAAGCATTGGCAGCTGTTCAGTATATTATGCTAAAAAGAACGGGTGTTTCAGATGAGCAATTTATGGTTTTATATAATAGCTTGTTTAAAGAATTAGGACTGACAAAATGAAAAAAATATTAGTAATTGGTGATAGCATTATTGATCATTATATTTTGTGTAAATCGTATAGAATGTCCTCTGAACAAGAAAATATGCCAATTTATGATATAGAACAAGAAGCATATATGTTAGGCGGAGCAATGAATGTTGCCAGCAATTTAAAGCTATTATGCAGCGAAAATGACGCCATATACTCTGGAATTGTATCAGATTTATGTTTAAGAGAACTTAAGCAAAGAAACATTTTTGTATCAAATTGTGCGTTTACAAATGACTTTAGTAGTCAATTATCGCTATCTGACAACATCATAAAAACAAGAATCATAGACCTAGAACAAGAAAAACAAGTAGCGCGAATTGACAATAAAAAACGCTTTAGTGACGATATGATTAAAAAATTTAATTTTTTATTTGAGAGGAACAGATTAAATGATTTTGATGCAATTGCAATAAGCGATTATGGTAAAGGTACGGTTAGTGAATTAGTTATTGACAAACTGAAGGAATATAAAAATGGTACAATTTTTATTGACACGAAGAAACAAGACTTAAGCATTTGGAGACATTTGAAAAGCTATGTAATAAAAATTAATTTAAATGAATATTTGAACTCTAAACATGGAACAGATGAGAAAGTTCAAAATTTAATTATAACAAAAGGACCAGAAGGAGCGGAATTGCTTCAATTTGGGAAAGTAAAATTTAAATTAGGGGTCGAAAAAGTTGAAAATAAACCGAAAGTGATCGGAGCCGGTGATGTTTTTTTAAGTGCTTTGATTACCACTTATTTAAATACTAACGATTTTTATGAATCTATTAGAGAGGGCAACCGAGCGGCTTCTATTTTGGTGTCTAAGCGCGAAATTGGTACAAATACGGTATCAAAAGAGGAATTGAAATAATGTTATTAAAATTTTGTAAAGATTGTGGTTGGGGATATCCAATATGTTATTATGAAAAATATAAAAATAGAAAATATTATCGAAGTGAATGTAGAGATTGCAGAGCAAAAGAAAAAAGAAAATGGAGAGAAAAAAATAAAGAAAAATGTAAACAAAGTAGAAGAAGATTATATTTAAATAATATTGATAAAGAAAAAGAACAAAATAAAAAATGGAAAAAGGATAACCCTGAGAAAGTAAAAGAAATGGGAAAAAAAAGGTATGAAAAAAATCCAGATTACAACAAACAATATTATCAAAAAAACCCAGAGTACAACAAAGAAAAATCAGCTCAATGGCGTCAAAAAAATCCAGAAAAAGTAAAGAAGGGGAGAGAACAGTGGCGTCAAAAAAATCCAGAAAAGAAAAAAGAACAGGATGCTCGATGGCGTCTAAAAAATCCACACTATGGTACAAATAGATGCAAGACAGATATTCAATTTAAAATTGCTTGTAATGTTAGAAGTAGAGTGAGAGCAAGCGTAAGAAACGGCTCTAAAGCAGGCTCGGCTGTTCGTGATTTGGGCTGCTCAATTGAAGAATTTAAACAATACATTGAAAAACAATTTTATGATCACCCTATAACTGGTGAAAAAATGACATGGGAAAACTATGGTAGTTTATGGCAATTGGATCACATTTATCCGCTAAGTTTGGCAGATCTAACAGATAGAGTGCAATTTTTATGGGTTTGTCATTATACAAATATTCAACCCATGTGGACCGAAGAAAATTTAAAAAAGGGAAATAAAATTATAATAAAAGGATAATTAATAATGTACGATAAAATTATTGAATCTCAATGGATCAAAAAGCGGATGGGGCGGCGAGAAGATTATAGAAAATAGAGATGAATATTGTGCAAAGATATTATATATTTTTAAGAATAAAAAAATGTCAATTCACAAACACATTGAAAAATTAGAGACTTTTCATATTTTAGTTGGTAAAATTGAATTAAGATATGGCGATAACGTTGAAAGAATAGAAGCGACAAAAGGAAGCGGAATGTGGTCAATAATTTTAGAGGCGGGTGAAACCTTTCATATTCCTCGCAATAGAGTACATCAGGTAATAGCTCTTATGGATTCGCAAATTCTTGAAGTATCAACGCACGATCAACCAGAAGATTCAATTAGAATAGTAAAAGGAGATTAAAATGGGCACGGTAAATCAATTTATAAGTTTCAAAAATACAGATTTGAAAAGAGAAAATTTAGTAAGTGCAAGTGGAATTGATACAATTTACATTGGCAAAAAAACAGGAAAAAGATTAAAGATTCAAGAGCTAGGTCAGGGATCAAATATTTGTTCAGAAATGTTTGATGCATTAAAATTACTTAACGAAGAGGTCGGGAAAAAAGGTGGAAACTTGCATATTTCAGATCTATTTCGTACATTTGGGCAACAAAAAGTTGCAAGAGAATTGTATGAAAAGGGTATTAAAAAAGCATTTGTTGCAAAACCGGGTGAAAGTTTTCATACTTCAGGTCATGCCATTGATATAAGTATAGAACAGCTAACTTTCCCAAATATTCCTTATGAAAAACAATTAGAAGAATTTTGGAAGTTGTGCAAACCACTTGGATTTAGACCAATTATTTCAAAACCAGATATGAGCAAATCTGAACGCTGGCATTTCGATTTTCCTTGTAGAACCTGGTCAAAAGCATATGATAGTTTGCCCTATGAAGTCGCAGCAAAAGCATGTTGCTTGGACACGGGAAATTGGGATCCGAACGAAGATAAAGAAAAAATAAAAAATATGTTTATTCAATCTCAGTTGATCAGACTTGGTTATTATGAAATAGGTAATATCGATGGTATAATTGGTAAAAAAACTACAGCAGTATTAAAGATGCTAAACCTAAACATAGTAAATACAAATTCTGTTATTATAGCATTAAAAAATATGTAACAAAATAGGATAAAAAAATGTTCGAAAAGAAAAAAGAAAAAAAAATTTATAATTGTCCAATTTGCAACGAACCGATCAAAAATATAGATAAGATGCAGCTTAGTAAAAAATATCCATGTTCTAAATGTGGAAAGATGTTTTTTATTATACTCGAACCTGCTTATTATTAAAAATAATTCTTGACATTTGTTTTTATTTATGCTATAATAATGATATAGATGTAGGAGTTTTATATTTATGAATTTTAAGAATTATGATGGAAAAGAAGTGGACATAATAAATGAAATAAAAAATAAGTTAGAAGAAGGATATGAATACAGACTGTATATTGGAACTGACAGTCAAGTAAATCGGAAGTACAAAAAGACAGTTTATAGCACTGTAATTGTGCTACATAAGGCAAATAAGGGTGGAATTATTTTTGTTAAAAAGAATGAGAAAAGAAGATTGATAGCTCTTAGGGAACGTTTAATGAATGAGACATGGTATTCGTTAGAATGTGCATATAAGTTGGTTGAAAGTTTGCCAAAAGATAAACTTGAGATTCAAATACACATAGACTGTAACAAAGATAAGAAATTTGCTTCCGGTCAATATGTTGAAGAACTTGTTGGGTTTGTCGTAAACCAGGGATTTGTTTGTATAATAAAACCCGATAGTTGGGTAGCTACGAAGGTCGCTGACAAATTTTCGAGGTAATAATGAAAAAAATAATTTTTATTCAAAGTTTTATTGTTTTAGGCATGTTTGCTTTATTGTTTTATGTTGTAGATTTTTATCAAAAACAATTAACCGATAAGATTCAAAATTCAGATAAATCATACAAAGAAGCGATTGTGAAGATTGATAAAAATATGGAGAAGTTAAGCATTATTGAGCAATCAATCGATCCAAAAAATTATAGGTGGAGCAAAATAAAGAAGATAAGAGAGGTTATTTTAATAAGCATTAAAGAAGAATATATTCAACATAATCTATCAATTGGGCAAATAACCGATATTGCATCTTTTGTATATGATTATAGTGAAGAATATAATGTTGAAACAAGTTTGATTATGGCCATTATAAGAGGAGAATCAGGATACAACGTAAAGGCAATTTCAAAAACTGGTGCAATGGGATTGACCCAAGTGATGCCTGATACGGCAAAAGAAATAGCGGATGATATTGGCAGAAAGTACTATAATTTATATAAAATTAAAGATTCTGTTCAATTTGGAACGTGGTATATTGCAAAAATGTTAAATTTATTTGAGCATAATGTTGAGTTGGCCGTTCGTAGTTACAATTGCGGGCCTATGTGTGTTGAGAAAGTTGAAGCTAAAGAATGGTCAAGATATCCGATAGAAACTCAAGAATATGTTATAAAGATTTTGAACTTTAAAAAGTATTTTGAAGAAAAAGGTTTATAAAATGAAACTAACAAGAACTTACAAACTCAAACTGTATCCAAATTTTGGAAAGTCTGAGGTTGCTCGCTACTCTTACAAAAGATTTTTAGAATACACCAACTTGTTTGCAGGGAAGTTGTTTTTCAATGGAAACAAATCTATTTCAACCGAAGGCTTAGGAAAACTTGCAAACCAAGCACAACACAAAGCAAGAGGTATAACCTCCGCTTTGGTTGCTGCTGCCAAACAAACAGGACGCAAAACCAACGTTCCTTCTATAAAAACTATAGGTTGTCCTGCAAAGATTCAACCCTCCAAAACAAAGAAGTTCAACTATTGGGTTTCGGTTGAAAATCAGTTTTCAAAGGGAAGAATTTCAATGCCTGCTTTGTCTCACAAAAAACTTAATGTCTCTTTGAGACAGGGTTGGATGTTAAACTCTGCCTGTGAATTTATTTATGAAAACAACAAACCCTTTGCTCGTGTGTTTGTTCAAAAGGAAGTTTCAAAAGCACAGCCTCAACACAAACTTCTTGGTTGTGATGTAGGTTATAAGAACTCCGTTACAAGAAGCGACAAATACATTGGAAGAAACGCAAGCAAGGTTATTTTCAAATCAGGAAGAAAACAAGCATCAAGACAAAGACAAGGTATCAAAACTAAGTCTGTTAAGTCTCAAGTAAAACAATTGCTAGACGTTGAAGCAAAGTCTGCCGTTGCACGTTGCAAGAAGACTTCGTCGAGTCTCGCAGTTGAGTCTCCCAAAGTCTTGAACAATCTTAGAAGTGGTCGTCTTCAAGGTTGGGCGAGAAACTACTTTGCTAATAGGTGTCACGTTTTAGGAAGCGAGGAAGGAGTGTTTGTGTGGGAAGTTAACCCTGCTTACACCTCTCAAACTTGCTCGAAGTGCGGACACGTAGACAAACAAAGTCGTTGCGGTACCAAGTTCTGTTGCACGTCTTGTGGCTTCGAAGCTCACGCTGATGTCAACGCTGCTTGTAACATTGCAACAAAGGGAATGGTTAGTTTGGGGAGGGTTCTTTCCAAACGTTCAGGAACCAAAATTTCTTGGTAGAAGAATAACATGCCCATATTTGAATATGAATGTCAAAAATGTGGAGCAAAAAAAGAGATATTTGTCTCAACGAGCAAATATTCTGACATTCCAATTTGTGAAAAATGCAAAGAAGCAATGAAAAGAATATTGTCAAAATGTACTTTTAGTTTAATTGGGCCAGGTTGGGCGAAAGATGGATATAATTTAAAAAAGGACTAAAAATGATTATAAGCATTATGTTAATAATAATTGTTATTTTATTATCAATTATTTTATATTACAGTTTGAAAAAAAATATTCAAGCTGGTCAACAATTACTACTTTATGATGAGTTCTTTAATAGCTCATTAAATGATGTTCAAGAAGTAATTATATATTTGGACAAACTATCAAAAAGAGAATTAGTGAGTCAGGATCCTGACATTATAACTTTGAAAAAAACAATAGTAATTTTAAAAAATATTTTAATAGGATATACAAGAGGAATAATGTATGACGAAGAAACTACAAGTAAAAATTAATGCGGATAAGGACAAGATGTACTTTACAAGAGATACCGAGCGTGCGATTGTGAAATTTCAAAATTACAAAACAATTAGCAAAAAAAAGAAAATATTTGAGGAAAAAATAAGCCCATCTTTGGACAGGTTGGTCGATTCGATAATCTACACGTATAAGTTTAACTTGGCCATGGATGCCGATGAATTAAAGAATGATTGCATAAGTTTTATATTCGAAAATTTGGGCAAGTTCGACGTGACTAAACGGCAGTAAAGCGTTCACGTATTTTTCTGTAATAGCTAAACATCTGTGCTTGCAAAAATTAAAGCAGATACAAAAAAAGTCAACAACGGATGTTATTTTTGATAGAGATGTGCTGGAAGTTTTAGAGAAAAAGTTTCAGAGCGTTATAGTTCCTCCGCACGATTTGAGCCTTGAGAAAATTGAATTTTTAGAACTGCTAAAGGAAGAGATTCGAACGTGGCGTACAAAGATACACCGTGAATCTGACAAGCTAGTTTTAGATGCTATTATCTTATTGTTGCATAATACTGAATTGGTAGAGATATTAAATAAAAAGGGAGTATATTTATATTTGAGGGAAATAACTCGGACTCGGAACAAAATTAATAGTAGCTTCACTTATCAAGTTTAGAAAGAGATATAATATATTTAAAGAGAGATATTTAAGCGGAAATGTATAAAATTAACTATTTATAATAAGATGATTACTAAAATTTGTACAAAATGTGGGACTGAAAAAGAGATAAATCAATTCAATAAGGGTAAAAATAAAGATGGATTGAGATCGTGGTGCAAGCAATGCGTGAACGATTATTCAAAGGATTACGACAAAACACACAAAGAAAAAATAAAAGAAAAAAGTAGAAGACATTATGAAAAAAATAAAGAAAAAATAAACGAAAGAGGAAAAATTTATAACAAAACTCACAAACCATCAAAAGAAAAAATAAAAGGATATAATAGAAAACAATACCTAAAGAATAGAGAAAAAAGATTAGAACAGCAAAAAATAAATTATCAAAACAATAAAGAAAAGATAAAAAAAGAAAGTTTGGATTATTATTATAATAATAAAGAAAAAAGGTTGAAACAAATAAAAGATAATAGAAAAAAATATCCAGAAAAAGAAAATGCAAGAAGAAGAAAATATAGCAAAAAAAGAAGAAAAAGTGATATAAATTATAAAATAAAATGTAATCTTAGAGGTAGATTGCATAAATTTATTAAAGGAAAAATTAAAGCAGGATCTGCCGTTCGTGATTTAGGTTGTTCAATTGAAGAATTTAAACAATACATTGAAAAGAAATTTTATCCACACCCCGTTACGGGAGAAATGATGACTTGGTCAAATTATGGTACAAAATGGGAATTTGATCACATTTACCCTTTAAGCATGGCCGATTTAACAGATAAAATTCAATTTTTATGGGTTTGCCATTACACGAATATTCAACCACTTTGGAAAGAAGAAAATTTAAAAAAATCAAATAAAATTTTATAAGGAATTTACACATGAAAAATAAAAATAACTTAACCGAAGAACAAGTGAACGAATTATTTGAACAAACTTGGCACAAGGATAGAGAAACTATACAAAGTGCACTAGACAAATTAAAAGATCAAATAACCGAAAAAGAAGATTGGGCAATTAATGGGATTACATATACAAAATTGATCGAACTTCTGACCAAACAAACCGCCCAAATTCTTGAGTTTTACAAAATTGTCAAAAAGGATCCAAAGGAAGAAGATAGCAAAATTGGCGAGGAAGACATGGACAAAATTTACGAAGAAATAAAGAAGGAAAAAACAAAAGAAGAGAATTAATCCCAAACATAATAAATAAAATAAAAAAAGGTTTAAAGCATGGATTTATCACAAACAGACATTTTAGAATTAGTAGATAGATACAATTATCTATTAAAGCAATACGTGGAAATGACAGTTGAATTGGCTGATAAATTGGAAAAATTTGGACGAGTAAGAAAAGAAATCCAGTTAATTGTGGTCGAACTTGACCAAAGGAAACAAGACGTAAAAGAGCCAGAAGAGTTGAAAAAAATGCTTGAACAAATAGAAAGTAGATTAAAAGAAGATATGGACAAGGAGTTGAAGTAAAATGGCCAGACGTCCAATTACAAGTCGTGAAGCTCAAAATCCAGAGAATATATTAAATAATCTTTTAAAGGATTATGTGGAAAATAGGCTCGGAAATGATCAATTTCTTTATCGTGCAGTTGTTGTGAAAATTGATCAAGTTGGTGGAGTTTTAGAAACTGAACCACCAAATCCAAAGAATTCTATTAAGGCTAGAATTTTGACCGACGGAATGAATTCTTTTTTGGACGATAGCGATTTAACAATTTTTTGGCCTATGTTTTCGCACGATACAATGCCCTTAAAAGAAGGAGAGCATTGCTATATAATATTTGAGGACTCGCTCAAAAGACATGGACTATGGCTAACTAGAGCACCCGAACCGCTCACAATACAAGGAAAACCAGTTGATGATGTAAATTATTGCGAGGGAGCAAAAAAATTTAAATTAAACAAAGACAATAATTCAGAAGATGGGTATTCAATTGACAAAGCAATTGCAGATACAACCTTAAATATAACAAAACCAACAGTCTCTGATGAGTTTATTGTTGAAGAAAATATACCTAAATTTAAAGCAAGAATTGGAGATCGCGTAATAGAAGGGTCAAATAATACTACAATTGTTTTAGGAAGGGACAGAGTTACTACATCGGATACTGGCGAAGAAAAGGAAGCAGGATCAATCGATATAGTTGTTGGAAGAAACACTGAAGATGTTGATTTAAAAGAAGATAAATCAATGTTATATTTGACCATGAAGTCAGATGTTGATGGAAATTTTGGAATAAATGTTGGAGCAAAAAGTTCGCCAACAGCATTTGCAGTGCTAAAAAGTGATGAAATTCGCATAGTTGCAAGAAAAGGGATGAAAGTAGTTGTTGAAGGTGGAGATGTAACAATTGAAGCAAAGAATATATTTATTGGAAAAGACGCAAAAGAGCCAGCAGTATTGGGCAATAAATTTAATATAGTATGGAAACAGGTTTTGACAGCATTATTGGGTCATAATCATCCTTCTCCCATACCAAATGCGCCTTCGCCCGCGTTGGCCACTTTTTCAACCTTGGATTTGTCAATGCCCGCAACTGGACCAGTATTGTCCAAAACAGTCAAAATCAAACCATAAAAGAAAAAATAAAAAAATATTTAAATGTCATTAGATAAACAAACATTAATAGACGCTTTAAAGAATATGCCAGATTCATCAGATAACGCAACAGCATCAATAGAATTTGCTAAAGCATTTGAAGCATATTTTAAAGCAGCTACAGCAAATGGAACCATACCTGTTACATTAACATATAGTACTCTACAGCCAACTTTATTAACAACAATGAATTCAAACACAGTTTTGCAAACGTTGGGAACAAGTTTTCAAACATGGGCACTTACTTGGGCATTTGCAGATGCAACTTTTACAGGAGCACCCGGAACGACTGCTGCGGTTGGGGCTCCATTAGATGCAGAAATGAACATTATTTGTGCGGATCCTGCAAGTGGAAGCATAGAAAAAATAGCAGAAAAAGTGCATATTTGGGCAACAGGTGGGAATATTATAGTAACTTTGTCAAATAATCAAACAGCCGTAACTACACCTGGAACAGTGGCATAAAAAGAAAAATAAAATTTTATTTTAGGATAATTATTAGTATGGTATTAGACAAAAAATCAACGAGAAGTATTAATATAAAATTTCCACTTGAAAGAAGTTCAGAGGGAAGTTTTGCAATGAATGAAGAAACAATTGCAGCAGTTGCAGACGACTTAAAAGTATTAATTTTAACAAATTACGGCGAAAGACCAATGCTTTATGATTTTGGTTGCAACTTAAGACCATTATTATTTGACGCAATGGGACAAGAATTTAAACAAAAGGTGAGCGATTCGGTTACTTTTGCAGTTTCAAAGTGGATGCCATATGTTAGAATTTTGAGCATAGACGTGCTTTTAAGTGATGACGCAAGTTTACAGGACAACGAATGTAAAATTAATGTGAAATTTAGTGTGGGCAATACGGATTTGAAAAATGAAATGGCGGTGGTTTTGAGGAAGTAAATGAGAAAATTAACAATTGAGCAAGTTAAAGAAAAATTGTTTAAAGTTCATGGTGATAATTTACTTTTGGATGAATCAACTTATATCAATACAAATATAAAAGCAAGATTTATTGATAAAGATTTTCCAAGTGATGAATGGTGGGCAATACCAAATAATGTTTTAAAAGGACACGAACATATTAAACGAGCAATACAAAAAAGAGCAAATATTAGGAGAACGAAAATAGAAGAAGTAATTAAAAAAATTAGGGAAATTCATGGAGATACTATAGATTTAGTTAAAGAAACATATATTGATATGAGTACTCTTTGTAAATTTATTGACAAAGATTTTTTAAATGATGAATGGTGGTCAAGACCAAAAGATGTTATCTTGAAGGGATGCTGTCACCCCAAAAGGGCAAATGAAAATAGAAAAAAAACTTGTCGAGAAATTTATAATGTAGATAATGTTTCTCAAAACAGGGAGATACATTTGAAAGCAATCCGATCTTCAAATAAAAGAATAGTGAAGTACAACTGGGAAACCAACGAAGAAATTGATTGTCAGGGCGGTTGGGAACCAAAAGTTGTTGATCGTTGGAATGAACAAAAAGAAAGATTTAAATGGCAAATTCCCTTTGAAAATAAAGAAGAAAAGTATACTTATTTTGTGGATGCATATCTCCCCGATAGGGACGTTTATATAGAAATAAAAGGAAGAGAGTATGAAGTAGGCATGCAAAAATGGGAATGGTTTCACAAAGAACATCCAAACAGTGAGTTGTGGGATCAAAAGAAACTTAAAGAATTAGGAATCATATAAAATGAGCACCGATTTAACAAAAAAAAGAAGTATAAGATACCTTAACAGGGACTTTGAGTCGTTGAAATCTGATTTTGTCAATCATCTTAAAATGTATTTTTCGGACGATATAGAAGATTTCAATGAATCATCGATAGGAATTATGCTCACTGAACTTGGGGCATTTTTTGCTGAAAATCTGAATTTCTATTTAGATCGAAAAATGGAAGAATCATTCTTAGAAACGGCCAAAGAAAAGAAGAATATATTTAAGCACGCAAAGCAATTAGGTTTTAAACCTTTTGGAAAAAGCGCAGCTGTTCGGTTATGTTGATTGTGTAATAGCAGTGCCAGCAAAAATACTAAACAAAAAAATTGAACCCGACATGAGATATGCAGGTACAATTAAAAGAGGTGCAAAACTAAAAAGTACAAACGGTACAACTTATGAAATTTTAGACGATGTTTCATTTGAAAAAGTTGATATTGCAAATTCAAAAGTTTGTACAGTTGCTACTATTGATTCTACCAGCAAGCAGCCGACTTCTTTTTACTTAAAAGTAACAAACGTAGAGGTAAAAGCTGGCGAAACAAAGACAAAAACATTTGCAGTTACGGGTTATAAAGCTTTCCTAAAATTAAATTTAATTGACGATGACGTTATTGAGATTATTGAAGTAAAAGATTCATCAGGTGAATATTGGTACGAAGTTGATTATTTAGCACAAGATACGATTTTTACTGGTAAAAAAAATGATAATGAAGACACGAGTGATGTACCATACGTATTAAAATTAAAATCATGCCCAAAAAGATTTATATCCGATTATGATTATGATAAAAATCGTATGAGTTTGATATTTGGATCTGGCCAATCTGATAGTTTTGATGGAGATTTAATACCGAATATTCGGAGATTTATCACTTCCTTCTTATGGCAATACAAATTTTACTTTCTCAGATTTTGCAATAGATCCCCAAAATTACTTAAAAACTCGCACGCTTGGTTTAGCACCTGTTAACACGACCATTACTGTCAAGTACCGCACAGGGGGAGGCAAAAAGAGTAATTGTGGTGCAAAACAGTTGACTAACGTTGTCGAAAAGATATTTGAAGTAGGGGATAGTTCATTGGACACCTCGTTATCCTCTGACGTTGGCAATTCGTTTGTTGTTGAAAACCCAAAACCAATAGTTGGCGGAAAAGATGAATCGTCAGTCGATGAAATAAAAGCGTTAATTTCTGCAAACTTTGCAGCACAAAATCGTTGTGTTACTGCTGAGGATTTTATTGTTCGTGCAATGAGCATGCCAACAAGGTATGGGTCAGTTTTTCGTGCAAACGTACAGGTAAATCCTCTTAATAAAAATGCAGTTGAATTAGTTGTCCTAGCACAAGATGCAAATAATTACATAATTTCTGCACCTACCACCCTAAAGAATAATTTAAAAAAATATTTAAATAGATATAGAATGCTTACTCAAGGGATCGAAATAATAGACGGAAAGGTAATTAATTTAGGGTTGAACTTTTCTATAATGTCCAACCCTGACTTTAACAAAACGGAAGTATTATCAAATTGTATTGATGCATTAAAAGAATATTTTTTAATTGACAAATGGCAACTTGCACAACCAATAAACTTAACAGATATTACAAAATTATTGGCGAATATACCTGGTGTTTTAACTGTTTATGAATTAACTTTTATAAATAAAATTGGAACAATTGAAGGAAGAAATTATAGTCAATATAGATATAACATTGAAGAAAATACAAGAAATGGTGTTATTTATTGTGATAATAATACAATTTTTGAGATTAAATTTCCGAACTGCGACATAAAAGGGACAAGTAAATAAAAAAAATAAAAATTATATAATAGGAAATAAATAAGATGAGTTGGTTTCGCGTATATCCAGTAAAAGACACGTTCATAACAAACAAAATTAATGATTATTTAAATGAACCAACAGTTAGAATAACTGGTTCAAATTTTGGAAGGTGCCCAAGTTTGCAGATTTTTAAACTTAGTGGAACATATCCAGGAAGTGCTGAAGAATATTCAAGAATTCTTATGAAATTTGATATTGCTCAATTATCACAATCAATTTTTGTTGACAAAACAATACCAAGTTCGTCTGTGTCGTATAGTTTAAAAATGTTTGATATGAAACATGACTCAACGACTCCGAGTTCATATAGAATTGTTTGTTATCCTCTTAGTCGTTCGTGGGACGAAGGAAATGGCCTGGATTCGGATTCTTATAAAGATGTCGGATTTGCTAATTGGATGTCAGCAACAAGTACGGCGGGCTGGACACATAGTGGGAGTGATTTCCTTTCGGCTGGATTTGGAACGGGTTCTTGTTATTTTGATTATGGCGATGAAGATTTGGAGTGTGACATCACGCAAATTGTTGGTAATTGGCTTACCGCAAGTATTGGTCAAACAACAGGCATAACGAATGATGGATTATGCATGTTATTGACCGAATCACAAGAGAATGATGGAGAGGAGTACAAGACCAAAATCTTCCACGGAAGAGAGACAAAATTTATTGAAAAGATGCCATATTTACAAGCCGTTTGGGATTCGGATGTTGTGCAAGATAATGGTGGAAATTTTGCGTATAATAATGCAAGTAAATTATTTTTCTATAATTATGTGCGTGGAGATTTGACAGACGTAAATCAACCTCTTTGGGTTAGAATTAGAGACCATGTAGACGCTGTTTCGTCTTCATATAACGTTACACTTACAGACAGTCGTTATGATACGGGAATTTTTACACAATCTTTAAATATTTCAAACACAGCATCGTTCTCTGGTACATGGTATGCAACTTGGTTTAGTGCTTCAACATGCTATTATACTGCTTCATTTAAGCCACTTGTTTTAACAGGGACGGATTCTGACACATATGATGATTATACAGCTTCAATTGTTAATTTAAAAAGAATATACAATCAAGCAGATCAAGTAAGAATGAAAGTGCAATTTAAAAAGAAAAATTATTATTCTCACGTTTTACACACTGCTTCATTAGATTGTGATATTCAATATATTGATAAAGCATATTATAAAATTTTAAACGCTGAAAACAATGAAGAAATAATTCCTTTTGCGACCGGAAGCACAAAATATACACAGATTAGTTATAACAAGGATGGTAATTATTTTATGTTATTTATGAATAATTTTATCCCTGGATTTCAGTACAAGATTAAATTAATGGTCGATGTGAATAAAGATAAAAAAGTTTTACCAGAAGAATTTTTCTTTAGAGTAGAATAAAATGACCGATAATAAAAGTAATTTTAAACTAACTTTTCCAGAAAATTTAAAAAAATACTCTGAAAAACTTACTACAGATACTTATTCGTTTGATGATTTGGCTGATTTTTCACATGAAAGAGAAAAAATACAAAGGTTAACTGAAAAAAGATTAGAAACCGAATTAAAAATTGATTATTCTAATTTTGCAAATCATGTATTTTTCAACTCTGCGGTTAATAAGTTTAACAAAATTAGAGATAAAATTTTAGACGAGTATCCTTACAATGGAAAAGGGATCGACAAAGAAAATTTTGAATTATCTGGAACAAATTATCAAAAATATATTTTAGAACAATGGCCAAGAGCTGTTTGTTTTACTCATTTTAATGGAACAGATCAGTTTATAACTGCATCGGATTATGAAGGAAAGTTATTGTTAGGATCTTCTTCTTTGTATATTTCGGCGTGGATTTTACCAAAAGATGATGCAACAGCGGCAAACCCCGGTGAACACTATTTATTGGAATTATTTAGTTCGTCGGTATCTCCGACAAAAGAACATGGATATAGAATGTGGATATCAGGAGGCTTGGATCCACATGTTAATTTCACATTATATTCGGGTTCAACGACAGCGGCTGTCAGTGCTTCTCTTACAAAATTTATCTCTACTTGGACAAATATTGCAGTTATATATGACAATCCTGCTGATAAATTACTTATGTATATTAGTAGTGCATTGACAGATAGTGTGGCAGCAGTTTTTAAACCAATAGAATATACTCCAAGGACTTTATATATTGGAAGTGGAACTTTACAAACAGCAAATAGAAAAGTTGATTTATATACAGGCTCACTAAACGAGTTAAGGATTTGTCATACAGCGTCTGAATTATATCATCAAAGAAATTATTTACAGCCGATTGATGCGGAAGAATTTGTTCAACTTCATTATAATTTTAATGAAGGAATAATGGGATTAAATTCTTTTGATAAAACGATTGTTGATTATTCTAAAAATGCATTACATGGTGTTGTAACGAATTATACACCAACCTTTAGAATCTCTGGTGCTGTGATGCCCTGCGATCCAGGCAATGTTATCCTGTATAGCGAACACTCTGGTGTTATGGCCTTTACTTCAAGCTATTATACTTCGGCTTCTTTGTACGATAGGACAAACAAATCTTATATTTACAGATTGGTTCCGGTCGATGTTTTGGAAATGGATGAAAAAAATAATGATTTATTAAAGCCATTTTTGTTTGGAATGGCGAGTTTTTTTGATGAAATAAAATTATATGTTGATCAGTTTGATAATTTAAGAATTACAAATTATGATGATTACGATGAAACTCCGGATTTATTTTTGCCATTTTTAAAGAGATATTTTGGCTTCAAAGTTACGGAAATTTTTGCTGATGCTTCACCGTTAGAATTTTTATTGGGTGAAAATGTATTATCAACAGGAAGTTTAACAACAAAAGTCAGCGAAGTAAGAGATCAATTTTGGAGAAGAATTTTAAATAATTTACCTTACATTTATAAATCAAAAGGCAAAAGAACAAGCATCGATGCCTTAATGAATTCTGTTGGCATCAATCCCAGTGTTTATAAAATAAGAGAATTTGGTCGTTCAAGAGCAGAATCTTATATTCAAGATCAAAGAATTCGTAAAGAAAAAGTTGTTCCATTATTAGGATTTGGAACGGGAAGTTTGAGTTCTAGTTATGTAAAAATCCCCAATGTTTTATCGGCATCTAAAACACAATATACAGTTGAAGCATTGGTTAGGTTGCCATGGGCGAGTGCCAGCTATTCTGGCTCTGTTTTAATAGAGACTGGTAGTATTTGGCAATTTAAAGATAACGATCAGGTAACTGGTTCTTTTTCTTTATTATGGACAACATATGGGACAGGCAGTATATCTGGAACATTAGTGTTTACAGGTAGTGATGGTCAAGGATTAAAGACTCCTGTTTTATCAATTTTTGATGGAAATGAAATTAATATTGCAGCGGGTTTGAAATCCAATAGTAGACCATTTATTGAAGTTAGAAGAGTTAATTATGATGAAATAGAATTTAGTTCGTCAACAGTCGGCGCAGTTGCTTTTAGCGGTGTATTTACAGGTAGCAAATATGATCTAATTATAGGAGCGTGTTCAGGTACAGAATATTGCATGCATAATACACATGGTCACATTGGTCATGTAAAAATGTGGAATTCGGCATTATCAGCCTCCGAATTGGACGATCATACGTTGAATTTTGAGAGCATGGGCACAAAAGATCCAATGAGTATTAATCAACTTATTGGTTATTGGCCACTAAATGAATATGTGTCGGCCAATGCATCTGGTAAACTATATGGTTTAAATGATTTATCGATGAATGGATTGTATCCAACTGGTAATTTATTTATTGCAAATAAAAATCCATATGAGAAAAATTGGTTAACATATAATATTTTGTCACCATCTTTTGATTTGGGCTGGAACGAAGAAAAAATAAGAGTTAAAAACTTAACTGAATTAAAAAGTAAAGATATAGGTTACGATACAGATGAACTTGCTTTGGAATTTAATTTTATTGAAGCATTAAATGAAGATATTTCAAGATTATTTTCTTCATTTGAAATATTAAATGATGCTATTGGTGCTCCAATAAATAAATATAGAGATGAATATATAGATTTGGAGAAATATAGAAGAAAATATTTTGAAAGACTTGGTGATAAAATAAATTTTATTAAGTTTTTTAATGCGTTTAAATGGTTTGATAGAAAAATTGGTGATGCGATAAAACAATTATTGCCAGCAAAAACAACTTTTATTGGTGGCGAACAAATTGTTGAATCGCATATGTTGGAAAGGCCGAGATATAGATATAATTATCATATTTTTAAAACACCAAAAGATATAAATGAAAGTGTTATTAGTGGAAACTTAGCAATATTTAGTGGTGTTGATCAAAATATTATAAAAGATACAACTTCCATGAAAGGAAACTACGCTGCGGGACAAATAGAAAAAAATAATTCTTGTAAAATGAATGGGAGTCGTCGTTTGTCTGGCGCATTGCCTGTCGCACCTCGTGATGCTTCGTATTGGTTGGATTCAAACATTGAAAAATGTAATTATAAAATGGTTTCAAGTTTTGGGGATGGCGAAGAAATAGTTGATAAAAATAAAGACAAGGTAGTAAAAATAACACATACGGATATTTTATTGAGTGGTGCAAGAATTAATAGTGTTGCAATCGATAAATCTGGCTCTATTTATGCGGCAGGTTATTTTTTAACTCCGGGAAGTAGACAGATATGGTGGACCGCTAAATCGCATATGACGTCAAGTACAAGTTGGACAGAGGTTGATAGACATAGCAATTCAAGTAGTTTGAACGATGAAGCAAGAAATATAGCGATTGACTCAAATGATAATGTTTATGTTGTAGGATACGGTCCAAGTGGCTCTGTCGGAAATAATAGTTGGATTATAAAAAGTTCCTCTGATAGAGGAGCAACTTGGGCCTATCAAACTCTTAATACGATGTCTGGTGGCGACGATCAAGCTTGGAACATAGCAATAGATTCTAACAATATAATATATGTTGTTGGGTATCACAGTGGAGCGGTCGGAAAAAATAGTTGGTTAGTGAAAAGTTCTTCAAACGGTGTTCTTTGGGGAAATTGTGATGAGTATGCTATCGAGGATTATTCGAATTCTGCTTATGGAATAGCAATTGGTAATTCAAATATTGTTTATGTTTGTGGCGGAGAAAAAGACGAAGCAACGCAACTTAAAGACTGGTTGGTGAGAAGTTCTTCAAATGGTAAAAATTGGGCCACTGTTGATCATTTTACCAGTTCTTATATAGCCAAATCTATAGACAACCCATTGGATATTACTATTAATAGTAGCAATAATATTTTTATTGTCGGTTTTGCGACCGGATCAGCCACCGAAAGAGATTCAATTATTAGAAAATCAACAACGGGGAAGTCAGGGTCTTGGAGTACGGTTGACACATGTAATATATTGGGAAATTCTAAAACCTCTTTAAGAGGCGTTGCAAGTACAGGAAAAATTGTTTATGCCACAGGAGAAGATCAAACTAATAAGAAACTTTTTATAAGAAAGTCAGTAAACGAAGGTACAACATGGGAAAATTTTGATGACTGGTCATCAGGCGTTACAGTATTTGGACTTGGGATAGCAATAAGTGTTTCGGGTTCAATATATGCATGTGGATTAAGCGGTTCAAGAGGATTTGTTAGAGAATATAAATTTGGTGAATCACCTGGATTTTTTAGAACACAATATAGTGGCGATACAAAATATGATAAATATAATGCAAATACATCCCTAAATAGCAAAAATGAGTACGCCAAAAAAGAGTTGTCCAATTGGGAAAATAAAAAGTACCCAGATGCAAAACACTCAGGCGTTTTCATGAATGACAAAGTAAGTGGGCCATTTGTTATACCCTCTATTGATACGAGCAAAGATTCTTGTCATTGGTTTGGCGGACATAAAAGAAATATAAAATTAATTTTATGGGGATTAACCTCTTCCTACAGTTCTGCAAGTGCATATCATACAGATAGAGATATAAATAAAGCAAGTATTATGTATTTAACAGGCGCAAATGGAACAGAATTATCACAAAGTATTTTTACAGAAGTTAATACATTATTAGACAGCGGTTCGATTGGTCATTTATTAACCGGAGAAACTATCTCAACTGTAAATTACAGATATAATCCATGTTTGTCGTTATTGGTGTCAGGTTGTGCACAAGCGTTTGATAGAAGTCAAATAAAAATAATGTTTAGAGATGGAAATTCGGATGCTTGGACAAGTTATAAGGACTTGGTTCCTTTTGGGGTATTTTTGACCGAGTCAGATAGAAGTGGAAATAGAACAGGTTGGTTTAAATTTGAATATAATTTATTTTCAGGGAGTAAACAACAAATACCAAAATTTTCATTATTAAGAACAAATACTAATTTTGTTTTATCTTCTTCAACAAGCAAAACTTATGCCTTTAGAGATGTAAAATTAGAATTTGATCAACCATTGGCTGATACTGGTGCAGAATATATGAGAGATTTGGACAACAAAAATATCGAAGAAAGATATATCAATTATGATGTTTTGAAAAAAATTGAGGATTAGGCGATTAAAGCGGAACATAATAAATAAAAATAAAAAAATTTATAGGAAATGAATTATGAGTACATTTAGAGATATAAGTTATTATGGATGGCAACAAATTAAAAGTATAGGGCCAGAACCAAATACAGGTTTACCACACAGAACAGCTGGATATATTTACGATATAAAAGAGGACAGAAAAAAAAGATTATATATGGCCGCTCTAGAGACAAATAGTATAAGTGGCTCAACATGGCTTATATTACGCTCTATTGATAAAGGAATAACGTGGAGTGAAATAGATAGAGTATATAATTCTGGCGCGTGTTTAAGCATTGCTTTTGATTCAAATGATCAAGTTTATTGCGCTGGATATGAAAGGGTGAACAGTGAATTTTCTAATTTGTTAATTAGAAAATCAGACACTGGTAATTTGAATACTTTTTATAATATTGATAGTACGGGATCTGCTCGGAGTAGATTGTCAGTATAAAAAAATAGCAATAGATTCAAATAATAATATATATGCGTGTGGATATTGTCCTGAATGGATTATTAGAAGGTCAACATCTGGACTCAGTGCTTCTTTTTCCACTGTTGATGGTTTGCCGACAGATAGTTATGCAACTTCTATAGCAATAGACTCAAATAATAATATATATGTTGCCGGAAAAGATGAAGATATATCAGATATGGTTTTTAAAATTAGAAAATCAACAACGGGGATCAGCGGTTCTTTTGTCGATGTGGAGGGATACTCTGATGGAGATGCGATTGCCGCAGATATTGCCATAGATTCAAATAATATTGTATATGCCGTAGGACGCAGTAAAGAAGGGGGTTCAAAATGGAATTGGATTCTTAGAAAAAGTGATACTGGCGCAAGCGCTTCTTTTTCTACGACATATACTTTTACAGTAGTTCCAACACAACATTCGCAGTGTGATCATATTGATATAGACAGTGAGAATAATATATATATCGGAGGCATTGCAATTTTAGATGCAGGGGGGTCATATAACGGCTTTGTAAAAAAGGCCGTATCAGACTCGGCTGCTCGGAACATTTGTTAGTATTTATGATACTATTGCAACTACTAATACTGTAAAAGGTATAAATTCTATTTGTATTGACAGTGATGATTATATTTTTATATCGGACATGTTGCAATATAAAATTTCAAACGTTATAAAAGGAAAATTAACAGCAAATTCAGCCTCTTTGGGTCCGAAAATGTTGGCCCCATCTATTGGATATGTTAGTATGCCCCTGACAACTTCATTGGGCTCGTTTGAAAGATTTAAACTTAACAACATCTCGGAATTTCCACATTATGGTGGACTTTTTCAAATGCCGAACATAGTTTTGGGAACAAAGGACTCAGGTAAACTTGGCAAAAATGATGATGCGATTGTTCAAGTAAAACATTATGGAAGTGTTGTTCGTATTATGTGGCCAAAACAAGGAACAGATTCATTTGTGAAAGGACTAGGAGATTTAGCAAAAGGTCAAATGCCTGGAAAATTATCAAATGATTTTGAGCCTGGAGAATTTTATAATGTAGAAAAATTTGATCATATGAGTTTATATAACTATGCCATGGTTCAAGAATCAGGAACAATGGATTACGTGGCAATTAAAATTGAAAGAAAACCACTTAAAAATATTGGCGCAACAGTTGATCAAGCTGTTGAATATCAAAGTAGCGGATCGTATTCGATAGAAGAAGTTAGTAAAGATTTAATTAGAACAAAACAGATTGATTATGGAGATATTTCAACGAAAGAGAAATGTTGGGCCTTGGATATTCCGCTTGTGAATACGAAAGAAATTAGAATATCTGTTAAATTCAAGAATGGTCAAACAAATGATGCTAATAAGTCTTTTATAAGTTATGGCAGATTTATTGATTCTAAAAAAGAGACATAATAAATAAAATAAATAAAAATTTATTTAACAAATTAACATGAACAAACCCTCTCAAAACATTTATATAAATTGGCAAAATGATAAAATAGGTCAACAACCAAGATTATTACAATTATCTGGTGTAAATTCTATAACAGGTAATGATGAAAGGTATGTATTAACTGCATCCTCAACCGAACAAAGAATAACGAGTAAATTAACAGTTTCTGGTGCTTTATGGGCCAAAGCATCATTAAGTATAGGTTCGTTTGAAATTCCGCCGAACATGTGGACTACAAATATGTATCGTGATGCTTTTGCGTTTTTTGGCTCAATGGGCTCTTATCGCTCTTCTTGGGCGTGGAACGGCTATCGTTCGAACGATCCTGACTCTGGCGATTGGACAATATTGGGAATTGGAGCAAATTATGGTCATTTTTCAAGAATAGAACAAGGTGATACAGGTATTATATTTGGTTTTGCATCGGGCACGTCAGGTTCAAACAATCAGGCAGCACCCACCCAAAGAATGATTATAAGTTCAAGTAATATTTTTACATATAGGCCAATTTATTGTCAACCACCTACAGGATATAATTATAATACTGATATATTTTCAAATAAACATTTAATTTTTTCTTCTAGCGGGCGGTTCAATTATAACTTTATCAGCTTCAAATTTAAGATTTACGGATGATGCAATTGCAAAAGGATCGCATTTAACGGCATTAAATTCTCATTTAATATTAAGTAGTTCAGCAGGATCAAAAGTATGTTTATCAAGTAGTTTAGAAGTTGTTGCGGGTACAGATTTAAACAATTGTACATTAAATGTTAGAAATAAACATCTAGTTTTATCTTGTACGGCCGGATCAGTTGTTGTAATATCGGGAACAAATTTAAGATTTACGGATGATGCAATTGCAAAAGGATCGCATTTAACGGCATTAAATTCTCATTTAATATTAAGTAGTTCAGCAGGATCAAAAGTATGTTTATCAAGTAGTTTAGAAGTTGTTGC